CACAACGCGGGCCTAGAAGAGGCCCTCGAAATCCTAAACAACCTGATGAAGGAAGATGAGAATGAGTAACAACCCGGTAGCTTCTAACGAAGCTGAGATGGCTTGGGCATTTCCGAGCGTAGATCCCGGTGCAAAACCTCTTGGTGGAAGACTGTTAGTTCAGCTTCGCCGCACAAAAAAGACAACAACTGCATCTGGAATTATTTTGGTCGAAGAAACCAAGGAAACCGAAAAGTGGCAAAACATGGTGGCCAAGGTCATCGAGATCGGACCGCTGGCATTTAAGCATCGTGACACGATGTTGGGCTGGCCTGAAGGCTCTTGGTGTACAGAGGGCGATTACATCCGCGTGCCCAAGTGGGGTGGCGATCGTTGGGAGGTTCACGTCCCCGGCGAGGATGAAAACGAAGAACGCGCCTTGTTTATGGTCCTGAACGATCACGAAGTGATTGCGAAGTTGACTGGTGATCCACTTGCTGTGAGGGCATTCCTATGAGCACTGAAGCCAAAGAAAAGATTGAAGATCTCAACGTCGTTGAGGAAAAAGACGGCTCCGTCACGGTGGATTTGCCAGACCATATGTCTGACCACGCAAGTGACGGGTCTGAAACTCATCAGGACAACGACGGTGATGTCGACCACCCTGACGACACTGATGCAGTCCGAGAGGCAAGGCGCAACCGCCGCCGCGCCAAGAAGGACTACATCAAGCGCACCAACGAGGAGAAGGACCAAAACCTGATCTTGCTGCGTCGTCAGAATCAGGAAATGCAGGACCGCCTTGCCGTTTTGGAGCGCAAGACGCAGGGCGCGGACATGGCCCGTTACGACAAGGCCATGGAGGACGAGGAGTACCGTCTGCGGTACGCCCAGCAGAAAATGCAGGAGGCGACGGACAACTCTGACGGTTCGGCGTTCACCAAGGCCCAAGAGCTTTGGTACGACAGCCGACGCAAGCTGGAGGCCATGCACAGCTACAAGGAGCAGGTCTCCCGCGCCAGCTCGCAGGAGTCAGCGCCAGCCAATCCAAAGCTTGTTCGCTTGGCCAACGGCTGGATGGAGCGCAACTCTTGGTATGACCCAGAGGCTGGAGATGAGGATACTCAGATCGCCAAGGTCATAGACAACCGTCTGGTTGCCGAGGGCTGGGACCCTGCCACCCAAGATTATTGGGACGAGCTTGACAACCGCTTGCAAAAACGGCTACCACACCGTTATACTAGAAACACTGACGAGCCTTCCAGAAGGAGTCCCCGAAGTGTGGTTACAGGATCGAGTCGTGAATCGTCTGGTCGCGTTAATGGCAACCAATTTGTTTTGGAACCTGAACAGGTCCGAGCAATGAAGGATGCAGGTTTTTGGGATGACCCAGAAAAACGCAACAAGATGATCAAACGATACGCTATTGAAGCACGCAACAGAAGGAGCTAAACATTATGGATTCTCGTCTCAAAAAAACCCTCAACGCAGGTGGCCGTGAAAGCCGATCTTCACAAGATTTGTCACGCGCTGCCCCAGAAGAGGCGTTCATTTCAAAGCAGGAACGTCGCAAGATGTGGAGCGATGAATGGACACAAAGTGCGCTGCCGAAGGTCCCGGAAATTCCGGGATGGCATCTTTGCTGGTTATCAACCACCAACGGCTACGACAGTATTGATAAGCGGATGCGACTGGGGTATGTTCCCGTGAGAGCGGATGAGTTACCCGGGTTCGACAATTACCGCGTAAAGGCTGGCGAAGACATTGGTTTTATCGCGTGCAATGAGATGCGCCTGTACAAGCTTCCAATGGAGGTTTATCAGGAGGTCATGACTCAAATGCACCATGACGCGCCCAATGAGGAGTCTGACAAAGTTCAGGTCCAAGTTGAGCAGCTTCAAGGAAACCGCGATAGCTCAGGCAGAAGTCTGGGAAGTGTTGAAGGCGAAGGCTTTGGCAATTTGAACCGAAACGTCCAAACTCCCGTATTCCACGGGTGAGGACTTAACAAAGGAGTTAATTATGAGTGCAACCTCTGCTCCGTTCGGCCTGCGTCCTTCGTTCCACCCATCGGGTCTGGATCGCGCTGTGGCGCTCGCTGGCGGTATTGCCTCCGGTTATTCAACCGGAATTTTGAAGGGCCAACCTGTGGCCCTTGATACGTCTGGAAACATCATTGCTGCTACTGCTGGCAGCGCCTTCCAAGGTGCTTTTGCTGGTCATGAGTATACTGATACTACGGGCCGTCGTCTGGTCAGCAATCAGTGGGTGGCCAACACCGCCTACCAAACTGGCTCTGAAGTGACCTACTACTACTCTGACCCGAATATCGTGTACGACATTCAGGCTAACGGTAGCCTAGCGCAAACCTCAATCGGCGATCAAGCCAACTTTGCAAGCATTACTGCTGGTTCCACGACCACAGGCTTGTCACAGTGCATGATCTCAACCTCACTGGTGGGTTCGGGTAACGTCGGTGATCTGCGGATCATTGGTTTGTATAACGGCGTTGACAACGCTTGGGGCGATGCGTATACAGTGGTTCAGGTGCAAGTCGCCCGTAGCCAGTACGTTGCTACCATTAACGCTATCTAAGGAGCAATAAAATGGCAGCACCAATGCGCAGTACGGACTTTAGAAGTATTGTTGAACCTATCCTCAACGAATGCTTCGACGGAGTCTATGACCAACGTACCGACGAGTGGAGCCGTGTGTTCCGCGAGCAAGACGGTATTCCCCGTAACTACCACGAAGAACCCGTCCTGTACGGTTTTGGCGCGGCTCCCCAGTTGCCTGACGGTACTCCTGTCAGCTATCAACAGGGCGGCGTGCTCTTCTTGCAACGCTATGTGTACAACGTGTATGGCTTGGCCTTCGCGTTGACCAAAGTGTTGGTTGAAGACGGCGACCACATCCGTATCGGTCAGGTTTATGCTCGTCACTTGGCTCAGTCTCTGATCGAGACAAAAGAGACCCTGTGCGCGAACATCTTGAATCGTGCGTTCAACAGCAGCTACCCCGGTGGCGACGGCGTGTCTTTGATTAACACTGCCCACCCCATCGTGAACGGTACTTTCAGCAACCAGTTGACCACTGCGGCCAACCTGTCCCAGACTTCTTTGGAACAGATGTTGATCCAGATCCGTCAAGCTGTTGACAACAACGGCAAGAAGATCCGCCTTGTGCCCCGCCAATTGGTGGTGGCCCCCGGCAACGTCTTCCAAGCCGAAGTTCTGCTAAAGAGCGTCCTGCGCTCTGGTACAGCAAACAACGACCTGAACCCTGTCAAGTCAATTGGCTTGTTGGATGAAGGCGCTGCTGTTATCAGCCGCTTAACCAGCCCTACAGCATTCTGGGTACAAACCGACGCTCCCGAGGGCATGAAGCTCTTGATGCGTCGCAAGCTGGAAAAGACCATGGAAGGCGATTTTGAAACCGACTCCATGCGCTACAAGGCTACCGAGCGTTACATCCCCGGGTTCACCGACCCGCGTGCAATGTACGGTACACCCGGCATGTAAAGCCAAGCGGGGCGGGAGTAAAAAACCCGCCCCTTTTTTTAATGTTTGGTCAAACTTTTCAAGGAGCAGACCATGCCTCAATTTTCAGATGATCTTTTTCTGGGTTCCGCCCTTACCGTTCAAGGTATGGACCAGTACCCTGCTGTTTCAACTTTCACTGGCTCAATCGCTACCACCACATTGACCGTCACCGCCTTGCTTTCTGGTGACCCAATTGCTGTGGGTATGTTTATTGACAGCTCAACGTCCCTTACCAATGGAACTTACATTACCGCTTTTGGTACAGGCACAGGTGGTGTAGGAACTTACACCGTAAGCGCCTCGCAAACCGTAGCAAGCGCCACCATCGTTGGTTCTGGTAATGCTTTGTTGCAAAACCCGTCCCCAATGAGCGTAGGTGTTGGCCCTTTAGGTCGTGTTTATATTTGGGACGCCGTACCACAGGCTAAGTTGACAACCAACATTGTTGCCGCTGTTATCACAACTGCCACCACGCTCACGCTGGCCGCAGGTGCTGGTGTTACATCCGCCACAATTCAAGGCGGCGCAACAGGCTTGCAGCTTGACTGCCCTCGTGCGGTTTCTACAACCACAGGTGCTGGTACTCCGACTTCTGTCAACATTACTGTTTCTGGCTACGACTACTACGGTCAAGCCATGAGCGAAGTAATTGCAACAGGAACAGTGGCATCAACAACTGTCAACGGTAAAAAAGCCTTCTACCAGATCTCTAGTGTCACTGCTTCTGGCGGAAGTGTGGTAACTGTTGCGGTAGGTACAACCGACATCTTGGGTGCACCATTGCGCATCACTGATCGAGGTTACGTTACCCGCGCTGGTTGGGACAATACTTTGGCTGAAGATGCTGGCACTATGACTGTTGCCGCCACTGCTACAGCAACCACCACAACTGGTGACGTAAGGGGCACTTACCTGCCCTCATCGGCCTGTGACGGTATCAAACGTCTCGTAATGGGAATCGCCCTGCCTGCAATTGCGGTAGGCCCAAATGCAACCCGTGTTGGCGCTCTCGGCGTCACACAAGCATAAGGAGAACGACATGGGTCAATTTAAACCAATGGTCAAAATGGAGACCACTGAGCCTTCAGTTGAACTGAAGCTCAAAAAAGGCGGCAAGGTGGCCAAGAAGGCTGACGGTGGCATGATGGGTTCGCCCATGAGCGCTGCTGACATCCCTCCTGCGATGCCTGCCCGTGGCGGCATGCCGATGGCTGGCGCTCCCATGAAGCCTTCGCTGGCTATGCGTCGCCGCGCCATGAAGGGCATGCCCGCTGGTGCTGGCCCTGCTGGCCCAATCGGCGGCGCTGCTCAAATGCAGGCCCCTATGGGTATGCCTGCAATGAAAAAAGGCGGCAAGGCTGAAGGCGGCAAGATGGACATGGCGCAAGACAAGGCCATGATCAAAAAGGCTTTCAAGCAGCACGACATGCAAGAGCACAAAGGCGGCAAAGGCACTTCATTGAAGCTCAAAAAGGGCGGCAAGATGGCCACTGGCGGCGTTGTCAATGGCCAAGGCGGCTACAAAAAAGGCGGTGACGTCAAGATGGCCAAAGGTGGGGTTGCTGGCGACGGCATCATCAACACCGAAGACCAAGGCGGCGAATATCGCAGCACCAAGATGGACACGGCCAAGCCTGACCATTCACCCGCCAAAACTGGTGGAGTGAAGCTGGGCAATGGCGGTGGCTTTGCTACTGGTGGTGTTGCCAAGTCAAACGGCGGCGGCTACAAAAAAGGCGGCAAGGTCAAAGGCATGATGGACGGCGGCATGATGGGCGAAGGCATGATGGGTGACGCCATGTACAAAAAAGGCGGTTCCACAAAAAAAGCCTACGCGGCGGGCGGAACTGTTAATTCAGGTCGTCCCGTCGCGATGCCTCAAGGTCGCAAGCCCGCCTCCAAGCCCGTAAGAATCAACGAACTCGCTGGTACTTACAAGGCTGGTGGCAAAGTAACGCCCGCACAAGGTCGCTTGCAGAAAATGTCTACCTCTGAGAATGCTCCTGCGTTCCGTGCCGCCAAAATGGACACGAACGAGAAGTATGGTCCAGCCAGCCGTATGAAGCTTGCGGAGGGCGGCACTGTCGACCTCTCAAAAGGTGCTTACGACAAGGCAATGGGGCCTGACGAGGACGATATGGCCATGGCCAAGTCGATCCGTGGCTTCCCCGGCAAGGTGATGGGTAAAGTGAAGAGCGTGGCCAAAGACCTGTTCTCCTCGATGCCCAAAACTGACAGCGTCACAAAGACCAAAGAGTCAGTCACAGTGTCACCCGCTAAAAAGCGTGGTGGAGCTGTGAATTGCTAAAACAAGGTAGGGGCTTCGGCCCCTGCTTTTAATTGGAGATAAATTATGGCTGATGCAGTTGGAAGTCAAACGCTCTTTGATGGTGAGCGCGTTGCAATTATGAAATTTACAAACACCAGTGATGGCACTGGTGAGACCAATGTTGTCAAGGTTAACCCTGCGTCGCTGACCCCTTCGGGTTCTGGCGGTGCTTGCGACCGCGTCACGATTACAAAAGTCACTGCGTTGACGCACGGCATGGAAGTGCAGTTGAAGTGGAAGGCAACTACGCCTGTGGTTATTGAAACGATCCCACAGAACAACTCGTACACGCAAGACTACAGCAAAATTGGCGGATTGACCAACAACGCCAGCACTGGCGTTGACGGGGCTATCACGTTCACCACGCTTGATGCAAGCGCTGGCGACACCTACACGGTGGTGCTAGAGATGGTCAAACACTACGTCAACCCTTTAGGCTGATCATGCCAAGCAAGTCACCAGCTCAACACAAATTGATGACGGCGGTCGCACATAACCCTGCGTTCGCTAAGAAGGTTGGCATCTCTCAAAAGGTTGGTAAGGAATTTACCAAAGCTGATGAGGCAAAGAAAATGAAAGGCGGCGGCTTGTATGAAAATATCAATGCAAAACGTGAAAGAATCGCTGAAGGATCTGGCGAAAAGATGCGCCGAGTTGGCAGCAAGGGTGCTCCAACGGCTCAAGACTTTAAGCAGTCTGCAAAGACCGCCAAAGTAAAATGAGCAAAAAAAAAGTCAATCTTGCTGTTGGTCGCGGTGAAAAATTGTCCGTTGCCAAAGGCGCGGGGCTTACCCAAAAGGGTCGCGACAAGTACAATCGAGAGACTGGTTCGCACCTAAAAGCGCCCCAACCCAAAGGGGGTCCCCGCAAGGACTCGTTTTGCGCTCGGATGTCTGGTGTGGTCGAGCATTCTAAAGGGGACGCACCACGCGCAAAAGCATCGCTGAAGCGGTGGGATTGCCCCGGCTGGTAAGGAACAACGATGGCATATTCTGGCACTACAGGTACGACCGTTGTAACGGTGCAAACGTTAATTGACCACGGCGCACGTCGCTGTGGGAAGTTGGCCGAAGAGCTGACCTCTGAGCAGGTCCTGAGCGCCCGCGAGTCTTTGTTTTTCCTGTTGTCCAATTTGATCAACATTGGCATTCAGTATTGGGCTATCAGCAAAAAAGTCTACGGCTTCACAGCAGACAAAGCAACGTACCTGCTGCCCCTTGGCGGCAACGACGTGCTCAATGCCCTGTACCGCTGGATGAACCGCCCTGACGGCAGCTACACATCATCCGCGGGCGGCACAGTGGCCAATTTGTACGATGGTGATGTAGACACGGTATGCACTCAAACCTCTGCAAATGGAAATTTTGCCATCAACTTTGGCCCATCCAACCCCATTTTTATTGGCTCAATTGGGTTCCTGCCTGCCTCCAGCGGCACTAAATCATTCATCCTCGAATACTCGCTTGACAACGTAACTTGGGCAACCTTGGTCGATCTTGGGGCTATCACGGTGGTTGATAACGAGTGGATCTGGACCGACATTGCCAACGGCCAGACCGTGCCGTACTACCGCATTCGGGCCTACAGCGGGACCACCCTGAGCCTGCGCGAGTTGTATTTCGGTAACAACAGCACAGAGATCACCATGTCGCGCCTGAACCGCGACGACTACACCAACCTGCCTAACAAGAACTTCACGGCCAACCAGCCTTTCCAGTTTTGGTTCAATCGCACGATTCCCCAGAGTGAGATCGTGCTTTGGCCAACGCCCCAGAATGCCTTCTACCAGATGACCATTTGGTACTCACGCCAGATCATGGACGTGGGTGACCTGTACGGAGAGCTGGAGGTCCCACAGCGCTGGTACGAGGCGGTGGTGATGATGCTGTCCCACAGGATGGCCATGGAGCTGCCCGGGGTGGACGCCACGCGTATTCAGTACCTCGAGGGCCAAGCTGACAAGTACCTTGCCATGGCTGAAGAGGAAGAGCGCGACAAGTCGCCCATCTACTTTGCGCCCAACATTTCCGTCTACACGAGGTGACCGATGGCCATCTTTCTGGACACTGAAGGCTACTCTGACATTGCAATTGCGATATGCGACCGCTGCAAGATGAAGCGCCCGCACGCCGTGATGCGCAATGATCCAAACTTCCCCGGCCTCCGCGTGTGCAACGAAGGCTGTGCAGATCAGCTCGACCCCTATCGTTTGCCTGCTCGTAAAACCGAAAGGATAACGATTCGGTTTCCACGTCCTGACCTCCCACTCAACGCTGGCGACAACTATTTGGTCACGGGTGGTGAAACCAACGTGTTCCAGATCTCGACCGAGGGTAATACCCAGACGCCAACCTCGACTGGAAACAAGGACACTATTGCACCGAACCCACCAGACAATACGAGCACATAATGTCCGCACAAGTAACCATACTCCAACTGCCAGCCGCTGGTGCTATCACAGGCACTGAGGCGGTTCCTATTGTCCAAAATGGCGTCACGGTGCAGACGACCACGGCGGCGA